CTAGTGCACGCCGAGACGCTGGAGCCGCTTCCGATGGATGACCTGGTCGTTCAGCTCGGCATGCTTATCCGCCAGGAGCGCCACATCGCAACGCTGCCGCGCGAGCCATTGACCATGGCCGATCTGTACCAGCAAACCAACACTCGCGGGCCAGGTGGCTCGGCCATTAAAGGGGACTGATCATGGCGAGAACGAAGAGCTTCACCGAGCGCACCGCCGAGGATTTGCTGGAGCATTGGGGCCGTTGGGTCGTGCTGGGGTCCGGCGTGTCGTGCTGTGCATCCCGTGAGAACACGCTGCACACGCCGATGATCACCGACGACGATGCGCTGATGATTGACGGCTTGATGGGTCGCCTGCTGAAGCGGTACCCGGAATGCGGCAAGGTGCTGATGAAGTACTACACCGCTCGCGACAAGGCGCTGATCGATGTCGGCAAGAAGATGGGCTTCGGTGAAGAGAAGACTCGGCAGCTCTGGAAGGCGGGCATTGCCTGGATTGATGGCGCGCTCGATTTTCGGCGCGAGGCTGCTTGACAAGGCCGGGGACGAACTATAGATTTCAGTTACTTTGCGGTTTTTCCGCGTGCAAAGCCCGTCTCCGAGATGGGCTTTTTGCTTTCTAGAAATCCAAACAAATCCCTAACTTCGTGTCTTTCTCCATTGATGTGGATGAGGTTATATTGCTGACTTCTCGATTTATCTAGGTAGTCGCTAATGGTTAGGGATTGGGCAGTAATCAAGGAAATACTAGAGAGAACTGAGGCAAGGACTACGTTAAACGGAGCTTCATTCAGTGCTGTGTTCCCGGAGCATATGGTTGATGGGAACTACAAGAAGGATGAAGAGACCGAAGTACTTCGCTATCACCTGAATCTACTAGCGGACACAGGTTTTCTGACTGCAAGCTTTGGCATTGGCCCGAGCATCAAAGGCCTGACGTGGCAAGGGCACGACCTGCTTGACGAGATAAGAAGCAGCCCTTCGAAGTATCGTTAATACAAAATTTCTGTTTATGGGCCCCGCGCATGCGGGGCTTTTTATTTTTGTTTTGAGGCCCTGGCATTCGTTGGGGCTTTTTCGTTTTCGGCTCCACCACACCCATCGCTCTGAGCCGGGAGTGCCGTTGGAGCCGAACCTATTGCACTCCCCTAAAGGGAGGAATCGAGATGCCAAACATGCCTGAGAAGGATCCCGGTCTGTGGGCCGCAATGATTGCCTGGCTGCTACTGCATCAACCCCAGCTCTATGCCGCTGGCCTGTCGGTCGGTATCGCTGTGCTGCGAGTGATGTACGGCGGCGGTACTCGTCGTCAGATGTATCTGGAAGGTGCGCTGTGCGGCCTGGTCACGCTGTCGTTGGTGCCACTCCTTGAATGGATGGGCTTACCGCAAAGCATGGCCACGTTTGCTGGCGGTGCCGTCGGCTTTCTCGGCGTAGAGAAGGTGCGCGGTTACTACGATCGAGCAGCAGCTCGGAAGGTTGAAGGCTGATGGCCTGTTCTGGATGCGCTGCCCGCCGAGCGAGAGCTGCTAAGTGGCTCAGCATTGCCCGAGAGCGTGCTGCTTCGCTTATCTCACCTAAATCGAATGCTGGAGCGCTACCCGATGGGAAGGCTGAAGACGCTGGGAAGCAGGGTTCAAACCCAAGCTGATCGGCTGACCGCCATCAATCCGAACTCATGGCGTGCGACGAAGGAAACATCGGCGCAACGCGGCTACGGGTACAAATGGCAGAAGGCGCGAGAAGGATGGCTGAATAACCATCCTCTCTGTGTTTACTGCGAACGCCTTGGCCGCGTTACCGCCGGCAGCGTCGTTGACCACATTGTTGCTCATCGTGGCGACATGGTCCTGTTCTGGGATCGAACCAACTGGCAAACCCTTTGCAAACCGTGCCACGACTCGGTCAAGCAGGCTGAGGAGGCGTCCGGCAGAGGTCGATGAGGGGGGGCGGTCAAAATATAGGGGGACTTCCGCTTCTAGACCGCGCCCGATCCCATTCGTACTTTTTTTCCCGACCCTAAGGTTTTTTGTTAATGGTGTTAACAGACAAACAACGACAGTTTGTTGACGCAAAAGCCCGGGGTGCGTCAAACAAAGAAGCGGCAGAAGCCGCAGGATGTAAGGCTTCCACGGCTTCCGCAGCGGGTTCCCGCTGGGCCAATGATCCCAAGATTGCAATTGCAATCCTTGCTCGCCGGGCCGAGCTGAGTGTTAACCCTGAGAAGTCGCGCAAACGCCGAGAGCAGCCATCCAACGACGCGCCCGATACGGAGGAGTCCGGAGGCGAGTTTCTCGATTGCCTTCCTACTACAGAAGACCCCCTGGTCTGGCTACTGGCCCTGATGAATGAGCCTAGGGCCAAGGTTTTTGATCGGCGCAACGCCGCCCAAACCGCTGTGCCCTATGTGCATGGCAAGAAAGGTGACGCTGGCAAGAAGGAACTGAAAGAGCAGGCCGCCAAGGAGGCGGGGAAGGGCAAATACTCCGCCGGCAAGCCGCCGCTCACTGTCGTAAGGAAGTAGCCAATGCTTTGGACAACTGCCTGCCCGGACTGGTGGCAGCGTCTTTCTGTGGGCGAATCAATCATTCCGCCGCCTCTTTTTCCATCAGAGGCCGAGGAAGGATTAGAAGTATTCCGTTCGCTGAAAATCGTGGACGCGCCTGGCTGCCCGACAATTGAAACAGCGTGCGCACCTTGGGTTCTGGATTTTGCCGGCGCTATTTTCGGCAGCTACAACAACGAAACCGGTCACCGCCTGATCAGCGAGTACTTCCTTTGCATTCCGAAGAAGAACTCCAAGTCGACGATTGCGGCGGCGATCATGCTGACCGCTTTGATTCGCAACTGGCGACTGGAAGCTGAGTTCATCATCCTGGCACCGACCAAGGAGATTGCAGACAACGCTTTCAAACCATGCGCAGCCATGGTCAAGCACGACGAAGAACTGAGTGACCTGCTTCACGTCCAGCCGCACCTGAAACTGATCACGCACCGCGAGACGGGCGCGACGTTGAAGGTCGTGGCGGCAGACAGCGACGTCGTTGGTGGCAAAAAGGCCGTCGGCGTTCTGATCGACGAGGCCTGGCTGTTCGGCAAGAACGTCAAGGCGCCGGACATGATTCGGGAGGCCACGGGCGGCCTGCTGTCCCGCCCGGAAGGCTTCATTATCTGGCTGACGACTCAGTCAAACGAGCCACCGGCCGGGATATTCAAGTCGAAACTGAGCTACGCGCGCGGCGTGCGTGAAGGCCGGATCGACGATCCGCGCTTTCTTCCGGTGATATACGAATTTCCGCCCGCGATGATCGAGAGCGGCGAGGCTCGCCGGCCTGAGAATTTCCACCTGGTGAACCCCAACATGGGGTACTCGGTGGACAGGCCAACCCTTGAACGACTTTTTATGCAGGCCGAACTCGACGGTGAAGCCGAGGTTCGAGGCTTCCTGGCCAAGTTTCTTAACATCGAGATTGGCCTGGCGCTGATGTCCGACAGTTGGGTCGGAGCCGACTTCTGGGAGCCACAAGCTGAGAAGGGGCTGACGCTGGATTCACTTATCGAGCGCTGCGAAGTGATCGTCGTAGGAGTCGACGGTGGCGGGTTGGACGACTTGCTGGGGCTGGCGGTGATGGGGCGCGTTCGAGAGTCGCGAACCTGGCTGCACTGGGCACACGCTTACGCTCACCCGTCTGTTCTGCAGCGCCGGAAGTCAGAGGCGCCGCGCTTGATGGATCTGGCAGCTGTGGGCGATCTCACACTGGTACAGAAGATCGGCGACGACGTTGAACACCTTGCTGCGACGGTTGCGCGCATCAATCAGGCTGGTCTGCTCGATAAGGTCGGGCTAGACCCGGCCGGCATTGGCGCGGTGCTCGACGCTTTGGCCGACGCCGGCGTCGAGGAAGACAAAATTATCGGTATTTCGCAGGGCTGGAAGCTGACCGGCGCGATCAAAACCACCGAGCGCAAGCTTGCGGAAGGGGCGTTTCTGCACTGTGGTCAGCCTCTGATGGCTTGGGCCTGCGGCAACGCTAAGGGTGTTCCATCAGCCAACGCGTTCCTGATCACAAAACAGGCTTCGGGCACCGCGAAAATCGACCCACTCATGGCCACGTTCAACGCCGTTTCACTGCTGTCTCTTAACCCAGAGGCGCGCGGAGGCATGGACGACTACCTCAATAACGGCTTTTTCGGACTAGTAGGCTGACCATGGCATTTCGTTGGTACAACCCCCGTACCTGGGGATTCTTCGGTTACACCGATCCGACCACGGGCGATTACGTCGAAGTGGATATGGAGATTGGCGGCAAACGCACCAAGTCAGGTGTTCGGGTCAATACCAAGACAGCACTGTCGATCAGCATGGTCTGGTCTTGCGTGAAGATCCTGTCTGAATCACTCAGTGGTTTACCTCTGAAGCTTTTTGAAGACGCTGAAGGCGGACGGAAACAAGTACCGGGCAAAGATCGGGCGCTAAAACTGTTACGCAAACCCAACCCCTACATGACGTTGCTGAACTTCCTGAAGTTCGTCGTGGTGAACATGGCGTTACGGGGTAACGCGTTTGCGCTGATTGAGCGCAACGTCAAGGGTGACGCCATAGGTTTCGTTCCGCTGAAGTTCGACATCGTCACGATTGATACCGATGACGATCTTATTTACTGGGTAACCCCTCCTGAAGGAGATCGTTTTCCGGTTTCACCAGAGAACATGCTGCACTTCAAGCTCTTCAGCCTTGACGGCATCGTTGGTTTGTCGCCCATCGAGTACCAAGCGGAAACCATGGGCCTAGCCAAAGCTGGGCAGCAGTGGTCGTCGCGGTTCATGCGGAAGGGCGGATTTACTGGCGGCTATGTGATCTACGAGAACTTTCTGACCAAGCAGCAGGAAGCTCAGATCATGGCCAAGTTTCCGGACGTTCGGAAGGCAGACGCCGACGATATTGGGAAGATGGCCATTCTCCAAGGAAACCCGAAAATTGTTCCTGCGGGCCTGAGTCAGCGGGATGCCCAGTTCATCGAATCCCAACAATTTCAGGAAGAGGCGCTGGCAGGTATCTATGGTGTGCCGCTCTGGCTGGCGAACCGTGCCGGCAAAACTTCCATCATGGGTTCAAACCTTGAGCAACAGCTCACAGGCTTCATCACCTTCGGTCTTAAGCCCTACATCGACGCTGTTGAGGACGAACTCAACGACAAGGTCTACCGCAAATATTCCCGTTTTGTCGAGTTCACAGTCGAGGGGCTTCTGCGCGCTGACAGCGCTGGTCGAGCCACCTACTACGGAAGCGCGCTTGGCGGTTCCGGTGGTTCGGGCTGGATGACAATCAACGAAGTTCGAGAAAAAGAAAACCTGCCGCCTCTGGTTGGCGAAGAGTACAGCCGGGTTACCCGGTGGGAGATGCAGACCAATGTCAAAACTTGAAGTCCCGTTCGAACTCAAGGCGGTGGACGACGCTGGCAATTTTGAAGGCTACGCCGCGGTGTTCAACAACGTTGACCTTGGTGATGACGTCATCTTGCCCGGTGCCTTTACTCGGGTGAAGGCTACCCGCGGCGGCAAATTGAAACTTGCGCTCTACCATGACCTGACACGCTTGGTCGGTGCTGCTGACTACACCCAAGACGATCACGGCTTGCTTCTCAAGGGCAAGGTCAATCTCGCGGTCAGCTATGCGCGGGATGCCTACGAGCTGATGAAGGCCGAAATTCTCGACAGCATGTCGATCGGCTTCAACACCATCAAGGCTGACTTCGAAGAGCGCGCCGGCCGCCGGGTTCGCATCATCAAGGAGGCCGAGCTCTGGGAGGCCTCGTTCGTTCCCTTCGGAATGAATCCAGAGGCGCAGATCCTTACTGTGAAATCAGACATTCGACTTTTCGAGAACGCCCTGCGTGAGCGCATTGGGCTTTCTCAGAAGGAAGCGGCGGCAGTCGCTTCGCTCGGCTACTCCGCACTACGCCGTGATGGCGGCAGTGAGGCCACGGTGATCGTGGATGAGCTGAAAGAAATTTCCACCTTGTTCACCAACCATTTCGGAGTATCGCCATGAGCGAAGTAAAAGAACTGAAGGACTCCCTCGAACTGCAATTGAAAAGCGGTTTCGACGGGCTGCAAAAGAAATACGACGCCGCCATTGCGGAGGTCGAGAAGGGCAATCAGGTGACCACCGACCTGAAGAGCCAGATCGAGAACCAAAAGGGTGAACTTCAGCGAGTCATCGACCAGGTTCAGGATCTGGAACAGAAGGGTGTCAAGCTGCGTGGCCAACCAGGTGAAGGAAAAAGCTTCATCGATATGGTGAAGGGCGACGATAACTACAAAGGTCTGCAGCAGAAGAGCGTCAGCACCGCCCTCATCGAAGTCACGAAGTCTGATCTGGCTTCGATGAAGGAAATGAAGGTCACCAGTGCTGGCGTCGTGGCGCCAATCTACGATCCGGTGATTCAGCCAGGCATTCGTCAGGAACTGCGCATTCGTGACCTGCTCACCACTATCCCGGTGACCGGCCAGAGCTACACGTATTTCCGCGAAAACTTGCACACCCGCGGCGCGGCGCCGGTGGCCGAAGGTGGTTTGAAGCCAACCAGCAATGTGACCTTTACCACCGAAACCGATCGCGTGAAAAAGATCGCGGTCTGGATGCCGGCGACCGACGAAGTGCTCTCCGACGTGCCGCAAATGTTCGCGTACCTGCAACAACTGCTGCGCTACGACCTCAAGCTCGAGGAAGAAGGGCAGATCCTTAAAGGCGACGGTACCGGCGAGAACCTGAACGGCTTGATGACCCAGGCTACCAACTACAACGTAGCGTTGAGCAAGGCGGGTGATACTGCCATTGACCTCGTTCGTCGCGCTATTTATCAGGTGCGTAAGCAGTCTCAAATGTCGGCCGATGGGGTCGTGATGACCGAACTGGACTGGATGAATATCGAACTGCAAAAAGACGGTGAAAACCGCTATCTGTTCGCCAACCTGCAAGGCCTGGTCACGCCGATCCTCTGGGGCCGTCCAGTCATCACTTCGGACAGCATGGACGAAGGTGATGTGGATTCCGGCGGTGAGTTCCTGGTTGCCAACTTCGCACGCTCCACAACGCTTTTCGATCGCATGTCGTTCCAGTTCAAGATGGGCTTGATCAACGATCAGTTCATCCGCAACGAAATCGCCTTGCTGGTCGAAGAGCGTCTCGGCCTGGGCGTGCGTCGCAAGGAAGCGCTGGTCAAGGGCACCTTCCCAACCGCGCCGTAATCCGCTCACCTGTTCAAAGGCCGGCATCAAGCCGGCCTTTCTTTTTCTGGAGGTAGCATGAAAATCAAAGCTCTGTGGGGGTTCGTCGGTAACGCCGAATTGCTCGGCGCCGGCTCGCCGAAGGTCAAGCGTGGTCAAGAGTTTGAAAATGCTGATGACGAGTATGCACATGTGCTGCTTGGCAAGGGTTTGGTGGAAGAACTTGATGCTAACGGCAAGCCAAAGGCGGCAAAGTCGAAGGAAGGCAAGCCGGCGGCGCCCAAAGAGGCCAAGTAAATGCTTGATATGACCACCGTAAAGTTGCATCTGCGGGTTGATGGCGCCGAAGAAGACGCGCTGATCGGTGGCTACCTTGAGGGTGCCAAGGCGCACGTAGAGCAGCATTGCGACCGGAAACTGGTCGAAACCGATCCGGTTGAACCTGACGAAATGGGCCTAACCCGCGACGTAGAACAAGCCATTTTGCTGCTGGTGGGGCACTGGTACTCCAACCGGGAAGCCGTGGTGGTCGGCGGTGCGCCGTCCGCCGTCCCTCTCGCAGTCGAAAGGCTGCTCTGGTACAGGAAGCGCTTCTAATGCAGGCCGGTAAACTCAGGCATCGGGTTCAAATCCAGCACAAGGTTACGACTCAGGATCCGCAAACCGGTGAGCAATTGACCGAACAGTGGGTCGAGTTCGCCAAGGTGTGGGCTTCAGTCGAGGATTTGAGCGCTCGCGACTTCATTTCCGCACAAGCCGGCCAATCAGAGGCGAAAAGCAGGGTTGTTATTCGTTACCGAGAAGGCGTGTCCTCTGCAATGCGTGTCGTCCTGGATGACGGCAAGGTTTGTGGCATCGTCGGGCCTCCGCTCGCTGATCAGAACTCTCGCAAGGAGTATCTGACGCTGCTGGTTACCTCGGGGGTGAGCGATGGCTGATTGGGTAACGTATAGCCTCAAGGGCGCCGACGAACTGTCCGCGAGATTCAAAGGCCTGACCGAGGAAATGCGCCGTAAGGTCGTGTTGCCGGCAGCCAAGGACGCGATGGATATCGTTCTGATCGACGCGAAGGACCGTGCGGCGCGGATCGATGATCCGGAAACTGCCAACTTCATCCCGGCCAACTTGGCCATGATCGAACGTAAGGCGATCGGCGAGGAAGTCGGAGCAGTGGTGATTTCTGTCGGCGTGCGCATGCGAAAGCGCGGGCAGAAGGGCGGTAACACGTTCTACTGGTGGTGGGTTGAACTGGGCACCGAGAAGAACCGGGCAAAACCATTCCTTCGACCAGCCCTAGCGAACAATCGTGAGGCTCTGTTCAAGGAGTTCCTGAGTTCGGCTAAGTACCAATTGATAAAGCTGGGAGTGAACTGATGATCGCGCCAATTTTCATTGTGTGCGCTGCGGCGCCTGCGGTAACGGCATTGCTCGGCACCGGCCCGACGCGGATCTATCCGCACGGCGAAGCGCCGGAGAACACGCCAAAACCTTACGCTGTCTGGCAGGTGGTCAGCGGCTCGCCGATCAACTACGTCAATGGCGTGCCGGACACCGACCGCTACGGCCTACAGGTGGATGTGTACGCCGATTCGGTTTCTTCCGCTGCTTCAGTTGTGACAGAGATGCGAAAAGTGATCGCGCAGCACGCCTACATCACCGGTTTTGGCGTCGACGCCAAGGACAAGGACACGCATAACTACCGCAAAGGCTTCGACGTCGCCTGGCTTGTGAGCCAGTAGGCGGAACCAGAAAGAACGACCCGCTTCGGCGGGTTTTTTTATGCCCGCTCATAAGTGATTTCGCAGGAAATCTGGGAGTATCAAATTGACCATCAAGACCCAAGGCACGGACCTCTATGCCATCGACCCAGCCAGCAACACGTTGTTGGTGGTTGGATGCTTCACCTCCCTAGACGGGATCGACACCAGCATCGCGCAGATCGAGACGACCTGCATGAACTCCAGTGCCCGGGAATATGAAGCCGGTCTCGCAGAACCCGGTTCGGCTTCTTTCGGCTTGAACATCGACCCGCAGTCACCTGCGCACGTTCGTTTACACCAACTGAAAACCGCCGGCACCAAGCTGCTGTGGGCGATCGGCTGGTCTGACGGCCGCGTTGTGAATAGCAACGGCGATTTGGTGGGCATTCCACCAACCATCAGCCAGCCAGGCTCGGTGACGGCGCTGGCGGTCACCAATCCAGGCAGCGGCTATACCACGGCCCCGACGGTCGCACTGACTGGCGGTGGCGGTACCGGTGCAACTGCTACCGCAACGGTATCCGGTGGCGAAGTGACCGGCCTGACCATCACCAACCCTGGCAGCGGTTACACCTCTGCTCCGACCGTGGCGTTCACTGGCGGCGCTGGCACCGGTGCAGCGGCTACCGCAGTGATCGACGCCGGTGTCGACTTCAACCTGCCGAACACTCGCACCTGGATCACCTTCGAGGGCTACATGAACAGCTTCCCGTTCAGCTTCGCGCTGAACGACGTTGTGAAGTCCACCGTCGGCATCCAGGTGTCCGGCGATCCGGTTTTCGTCCCGAAAGTCATCACCCCATAAGGAAGTCCCATGGATCTGAGTATCGCAGCGTTGGCAGCCGCCGGCGCTTTCGCCGCCCCGTCGGTGAAAAAGGACATTGAGTGGCACTCCGGCGGCCAGTTGCAAAAAGCCACGGTGTACGTCGCCCATGAGTCGTTCATTTCTGTGACTCGGCGCTGGGACGCTGAAAACAAAGGTGCGGACGTCGCTGCACAGCAGATTGCGTCCTGCATCCTCGACAAGGACGGCAAACCGGTATTCACCGTCGCCGATATCGTGGGCGGCCCCGAGACGGGTCACGGCCCCCTGTGTGCGCAGCTGACTATTGTGCTGCTCGCTGCGATCGGCGAGGTCAACAAGGTGCCGGAGGGCGCCCTCGAAAAAAAATCGAGCCCGAGGAAGAGTTCTGGCACGAGCTCGTCCTCGCGGGGATCGGCGGCCGCACGATCGCGGAAGCCAAGCAAAAACTGACTTATATCGAAGCGCTGGACTGGATGCGTTACGTAAAACAGACCGGTTCGCTGAATCTGGGGCTTCGGATTGAGCAGGGTTTTGCGCTGCTCGCCACCATCCTGAATAACCTGCACGGCGGCAAAGCCACCTTCGATGATTTCCTGCCGAAACGCGGCGAGGTGGTCGAAGAGGCCGAGGCGTCGGCGCAGGATCTGTTCAGACTGCTGCAGTCGGTCAAGAGGTGATTTATGGCGGTTGATTCACTTGGCCAACTGACGGTCGATCTGGTGGCCAACACCGGCGGCTTTGAAAAGGGCATGGACCGGGCCCAGCGTGCGCTGAAGTCGGCCACCAAGGAAGCGGCCTATCAGGCTGGCCAGCTCGACAAGCTGGTCGGTCAGATCGACCCGGTGATCGGGGCCTACGGGCGCCTCGACAAAATGGAAGAGCAGTTACGCAAGCACCGCGCGGCTGGTCGGCTCGACAATGCCGATTTCACCCTGTACCTCAACAAGCTGAAGGAACAGCGCGACGCGGTCGAGAAGGTCGACCGGGTTATGGCAAAGAATGGCCAGACCGCCAAGCAGTACGCAAACAACCTGCGCGGAGTGCCGGCGCAGTTCACCGATATCGCCGTGTCGTTGCAGGCCGGTCAGAACCCGCTGACGGTCTTCCTGCAGCAGGGTGGTCAGCTGAAGGACATGTTCGGCGGCGTGGTGCCGGCGGCCAAAGCCCTGGGCGGTTACGTGTTGGGGCTGGTGAACCCGTTCACGGTCGCGGCGGCAGCGGCGGCGGTGCTGGCCCTGGCTTACAAGCAGGGTTCCGACGAAGCCACCGCGTTCAATACCTCGCTGGCGATGACGGGCAACACGGCCGGCACCACCGCGAACGGTTTGGCATCGATGGCGCGGCAGGTTTCGGGTGTGAGTGGCACCGTCGGCAAGGCGTCCGAGGTGCTGGCGCAGTTGGCGGCGACTACCCGGATCCCGGTAGCGGCTTTCGAGTCCATCGCCGAGGCCGCCATCAAGTACGAATCGGCGACCGGGATTGCGGCGAGCAAAACGGTCGAAAACTTCGAGAAGATCGCCAAGGACCCGGTCGCGGAGATTCTGAAACTCAACGAGTCGATGAACTTCCTCACCGCGACCACGTACGAAAACATCAAGTCGTTGCAGGAGCAGGGTAGGACTCAGGAAGCTGCCGCTTTGGCGACCGCCAACTATGAGGACGGTCTGAATCGGACATCCACGTCCATCAAGCAGAACCTAGGCTACCTCGAGGCGAGCTGGGGTGCGGTCAAGAGCGCTGCCAAGGGTGCGTGGGACGCGGCGCTGAACGTTGGGCGAGAAGAAACCCTTGACCAGCAGATCGCCAAACTCGACGAGCAACTGAACGCCATTGCCGAGAACGCCGCAGCGCGTAACAAACGCAATGCCCGAGGCAAGCCGGCGGATCCGTTCAGCAATCTGACGCCCGATGACAGCTTCCGCACGGAAGCGCTTGAGCGGGAGAAAACCGAAAAGCTGCTGCTCAAGGCCGAGCAGGATCGTCGCGCGTCCGCCAAAGGGTACGCCCAGCAGCAACAACAGGCCGCGCTGGATGACCAGCTCAAACTGGACAAACTCCGCAAGGAAACCGAGAGCAATTCGGTAAAGCGTGAGCGTGAACTGGCTGATTATCGCTTGCTGGTGGAGCGTCGGGTTACCCAGGCCAAGGCCAAAGGTGACAACTCCCTGCTGATCTCCGCTGATCAGCAGGCGAAAGATATCGCCGCCATCAACGAGAAATACAAGGATCCGAAAGCCGCCAAGACGCCGAAGTATCAGGAGAACGCCGGCATCAAGGCGCTGGACCAGGCGAAACAGCAATACGCCGTCCTCCAGCAGCAAAGCGCGTTGATCGGCGACCAGTCGGCTGCCAGTCAGAGCCTTGGGACGAACGCGAAAAAGCTGGTTGAGTGGGAGCAGCAGCTTGCCGACATCAAGGGCAAGAAAACCCTCACCGCCGAACAGCAGTCGCTGCTGGCCAACCAGGAACTGATCACCGCCCAGCTCAAACGCAACGCAGCGCTCGAAACCGAGAACACGTTGCGCGAAAAGGGGCTGGAAACCCGCCGCAAGTTGGCGGCGTTCGATGAGAACCTGAAAAGTCAGCTTTCCAGCGCGCAGCAGGGCCTGGATAACAACTTGGCCGGCATCGGCTTGGGCGACGAGCAGCGCAAGCGCCTGCAGGAGCAGCGCAACATCCAACAGTCGTATCAGTCGCAACTCGACAAGCTGACCTCCGACTACAACAAGAGCAACAAGGACCAGTTCAGCACCGAGTTGTACGACAAGGAAACGCAGTCGCTCAAATCGGCGCTCGACCAGCGCCTGGCGATGCAGACAAAGTATTACGAGGACGAAGACGCTGCGCGCAGCGACTGGCAGCTGGGTGCCTCATCCGCGTTCGACAATTACCTCAACCAAGCCCGGGATGTTGCCGGACAGGCGAAGTCGGCCTTCACGTCGCTGTATGACGGCCTGACCGATGCCGCGGTAGATTGGGCGTTTGGCGCCGATCAGAGTTTCGGCGACGTCGCCAAAAGCTTTGCCAAGATGATCGCCAAAATGGCCTTGCAGTCCGCCGCCTCAAGCGTGTTCAGCAGTGTCGCTGGTAGTGCACTTGGCGCCGCTGTTAGTGGTGCCTTTGGTGGTGGCGCTGCACCGTCTTCGCTTGGCAGTACCGCAGCCGGCTACACGGCTCAGTATGGCTTCGATGATGGTGGCTACACCGGGCCGGGCGGGAAATACGAGCCCGCCGGGATTGTTCACGGTGGCGAAGTGGTGATCCGGAAGGAGGTTGTAGATCAGCCGGGTATGAAGGACTACCTGGTCAATCTCAACAAGCGCGGATACGCGGACGGTGGCTATGTAGGGTTGTCCGGTGGGTCTTCGGTCGCGCCGGCCGCCGCTGGGCAAGTTGTCATTAACCAGTCGTTTCAGGTGGACAACGCCGGGGCAGGAACCTCACAGCAAGACTCGCAAGCCCTTGGCCAAGCCTATGCCGATGTTGCACGGCGCGGTGCCCAGCAGGAAATCGCCAAGGAAACTCAACCTGGCGGACAAATCTGGAGGCTTGTGAATGGCCGTTGAAACGTTTGACTGGTGCCCGATGATCGAGTCCACCAGTTCGCCGGAATACCGCAATCGATCTTCGAAGTTCGGTAATGGCTACGAGCAGGTTGTTGGGGACGGCCCGAATAATCGGGTCGATTCCTGGCCGCTAACGTTCGTCGTGCGGGAGGTGGTCGCGCTGGATATCAAGGCGTTTCTTGATCGTCACGCCGGGCATAAGTCGTTCTTCTGGACGCCGCCGCTCGGGGAGCTTTCGTTCTACCGCAGTACTGCGCCTTCGGTCACGCCAAGAGGCGCTGGCTGGTACACCCTGACGACCACCTTCACCCAATCCTTTCTTCCATAAGGGGCAATCATGCCGCTGATCAGTGATATCCAGGTGCTTGAGCCTGGCAGCGAAGTGCTGCTCTTTGAATTGGACGGCACGGAGTACGGCGCGGATGTTTTGCGCTTTCACGGGCACTCAATCCCGCATACACCAGCCGAACTGATCGCTGCTGGCGCTGATGCCGACCAGCTTCCAGCGAAGGCTATCTACTGGCAGGGCAACGAGTACAGCGCCTGGCCGATGCAGATCGACGGCATCGAGGCGAATGGCGACGGCACTGCCGTTCGGCCCACTTTATCGGTGGGCAACGTCAACGGGCGCATCACGGCGCTCTGTCTGGCATTCGAGGATCTGCTCGAGTTCAAGCTGACGATGCGCCACACGCTCGGCAGCTACCTCGATGCCGCCAACTTCCCAGCCGGCAATCCGACGGCAGATCCAACTCAAGAGACGATCGAGGTCTGGTACATCGACCAGAAGACGAACGAGGATGGGGAAAACGTTAGTTGGGAGCTGGCCAGCCCGGGCGACGTAGGTAACGAATCGATCGGCCGGCAGGCCACGACCCTTTGCCACTGGTGTCTCACCGGTGGTTACCGTGGGCCGAACTGCGGATACACCGGTCCATACGTGACCAAGGACGGCATCGTCACCGACAACCCGGAGCTGGATGAGTGTGACGCCACGCTGGGAAAAGGTTGCATCCCGCGCTTCGGAGAGGGTAACCCGCTGCCGTTCGGTGGCTTCCCGGCTGTTTCCCTGATTGCACGGAGCTGACATGCGAAAGCACATCTTGAGCGCCATCCAGGCGCACGCGGCGGCCGAGTACCCGAAAGAGTGCTGCGGCCTGCTGCTGGCTGTGGGCCGCAAGCAGCGGTATTACCCGTGCCGCAACGTGTCTACCGAGCCGAACGAGGAATTTCGAATCGACCCAGAGGAATACGCGGCGGCCGAAGACGTCGGCGAAGTGATCGGCGTGGTGCATTCGCATCCGGACGCAACCAGCAGGCCATCACCGCGCGACCTCGCGATGTGCGAAGCGACCGCATTGCCCTGGCACATACTCAGTTGGCCGGAAGGCGACCTCAGAACTATCGTGCCCACTGGTGAAGTGCCGCTGCTGAAACGGCCATTCGTGCACGGTGCCTGGGACTGCTGGCAGGTATGCGCCGATTGGTACAAGCGCGAGTGGGGGCTGGAGTTCGAAGCGTTCAAGCGCGCCGATGGCTGGTGGGAAAGCAAGGACAACACCAGCCTGTACGAAGCGAACTACGAGGCTGCCGGCTTCTACCGAGTCGACCAGCCGCAGCGCGGTGACATGATCGTGATGGAGGTGGGCCGCACAGTTTACCCAAACCACGCCGGGATATTCCTTGGCACTGATCCTATGCTGCCCGGTGAGGATGCTGCCACTTTCGGCCCCGGTCCGTTCCTGCTGCACCACCTGTACGGCAGGCCGTCAGAGGTCATTGTCTTCGGCGGGCCGTGGCTGGATCGCACTCGACTGGTACTGCGGCATAAAAATGCAAGCATTAATCCTATTGACATGCTTGCAAAATGAAAGCTAAATGCAAGCACAACTTGGCGGAGTATGCTTGCATGGCAGAGAAAGACGTATCGAAAGCAGCTGGGGGCAAGGCGCGAGCGGAATCGTTGACGCCTTCAAAGCGTTCATCTATCGCCAAGGCTGCAGCCGCCGCCAGGTGGGGATATAAGGTTACCCATAAAGGAAACTTTGCCGAAGCTTTTGGACTTGACGTCGACTGCTACGTTCTCGATGACGATTCAAAAACTGCGGTGATCAGTCAGATTGGCATGGCAGTAATGCTATTGAACGAGCAATCTGGCGGCACTGCCCTCCCAAAGTTTGCAAAGGGGAAAATCGTCTCACAAGCCTTAGGAGCGGAACTGCTCCAAAGGATAGATAACCCATTGATTTTCAAGGGCGATCACGTAGGAGCGAAAGGGGAGTTTCAGGGCCAAGTAAATGGCTATGAGGTAGGTCTTCTCATCGATATTTGCCAAGCTTTGATCATGGCAGACAGTCGTGGGGAATTGGGTCCTAGGTATCAAAGAATCGCTAATCAGGCCAGAATTATTCTTGGGGCATCGGCAAAAGCTGGTATCCAAGGCTTGGTATATGCCTTGGCCGGATATGACCGCACCAAAGAAGAGGTCATCGAGGCATATAAGCTGTATGTCCGTGAAGAAGCGCGTGAATATGAAAAGGAATTTTCCCCTGAGCTCTATGAGCAATGGTATCGACTGTACGGGCTGACCAAGCCAGAGCGGGGTCGTCCTTGGGAATTCAAGTATTTGACGATCGACCATATCTATAAGCCACTGGCCCGCAGTCACGGCAAAGTTTTTGATCTAGCCAAAGCGAGCAAGCAAGTGAATGGCGAAAAGGGCGACAAGGTTCACATGTTTTTGTCTGAGATTGGTGTGAAAGCTTTGCGGACACAAATCGGCAAAATCATTGGTATCGCCACGGTTTCAGATTCGAGAGCTGAGTATGAGAAATACATCGCTGAAAAGATCTACGGCCAACAGAGCCTAGACCTCAGAGAGTGATGGTATAAGACACGTTCAAGCCCGGCCCAGCGCCGGGCTTTTTCTTTTCCGCCTGCGCCAGTGATATCGTGCTTCCTTTCCCACAGGAGTGACCTGCATGAAACTGATCTTAGGAGCGTTGGCGGTAGCGCTGTTGGCTGGGTGTGCGACTTCGCCGGTGCCTTCCGAAAAGGCTGACCCTGTGCCGAGCTCGCGCCTGTTCGCATATCAGAAGCCGGCATCCGGTGACGCTGTCTTGATCGTTACCCGGGATTCCGGCTTTGTTGGTGGCGGCTGCAACACATCCGTGAACATCGACGGGCGAAAAGCTGCCGAGATTGGTGCTGGTGAAACTGCAAAGTTCTACGTGGCCGCCGGTGAGCACATCGTGGGTGCATCATCATGCGGCAGTGGGCTGAAAGAGCGTGAAGCAAACATAAAGGCTGGTGCCACCAAGAAATTCAGGATATCCATCGACTCATCAATGAGCATGGACTTATCACCCACGATGCAATGACAAAGCCGCCTATGGGCGGTTTTTTTATGAGCGGAGAAAAGCTTTGAACAACCCAGCCATGACGACCATTCTTCTTTCAGGCCCGCTTATCAAGCTGTTTGGTCGCGTCCATCACCGAGAGCTTGGGAGCAAGTCCGTGGGCGAGGCATTCAAAGCGTTGAAGTGCACGATCGAAGGATTCGAGCGAGCCATTAAAGATCTTGAGCGCAAAGGGATGCGCTTTGCGATTTTCAGAAACCGGAAAAACGTAGCTGAAAAAGATTTCGGCCTCGGCGGAACCCAAGAGATTCGAATTGTTCCGGTTATTTCAGGGAGCAAGCGTGCGGGCCTATTGCAGACCGTAATTGGAGCTGTGCTTGTCGTCGCAGGGACATATTTCGGTCAAACGTGGGCAGTTCAAATGGGCGTTGCCCTGGTTGCTGGAGGTGTGGTGCAGATGCTCAGCCCGCAAGCAAAGGGGCTTTCTCAAAGCGCCTCCCCCGAAAACTCCCCGTCCTACGCCTTCGGCAGCGCCAAGAACACCACAGCCAGCGGCAATCCGGTACCGATATGCATTGGCGAACGCCGGTGGGGCGGGATGATCATCTCGGCCTCGATCTTGGCTGAAGACAAAGCGTAACCTTCAGGGCCTATGCATTAGGATATGCTCGAGAAAATTGGGAGGTGATCACATGGCTTATGGCGTGCGGCTTGTTACTGCAGATGGCGAAGAGTTGAAGATGCCGGGCTGGTCGTTGAACTTGGAAACTAATCCTCCATGCGTGTTTAAGGGCAGTCGCAAAATAGATCTGCCGTGGAAGGGCCTTGAAGTAAAGGTCACCAACGAGGAGCTTGCTGAGATCCGCAGGCAATTTGAGCTTGCCGAATCAACATAAATTTATCGGATACACGAAAACCCGCCATTGAGCGGGTTTTTTTATGCCTGGAGGAAAGCATGGGCGCAGCAGCACAGATCGATATCCACGGTGAGAAAGGCGGCAGCAGCAAGCCGAAGTCGCCGACCGAAGCCAGCGACAGCCTGCGCTCGACCAACCTGGCAAAGCTGCTGATCGCCGTGGGCGAGGGGGAGTTCGATAGCGTCCCGACCGATTACGATATCTACCTGGACAACACCCCGATCCGTGATGCCAGCGGCAACTACAACTTCCCGAACGTGAAGTGGGACTGGCGCCCGGGCTCGGTGGATCAGACCTACATCCCGGGCATTCCTTCCGTTGAGAACGAAACCTCGCTGGACATTGAGCTGCGCAGCGATTCACCGTGGGTTCGCTCAATCACCAATACCCAACTTTCCGCCGTGCGTATGCGCTTCGCATGGACAGGTCTACAGCGATCTGATGAAAATGGCGTTGGTGGCTACCGCATCGAGTACGCCATTGATGTGGCTACCGACGGAGGGGCTTATCAGCAGGTTCTAGTTGATGCTGTCGACGGCAAAACAACAACGCGCTATGAGCGTTCGCGCCGTATCGACCTGCCAGAGGCTTCGACCGGTTGGCAAATTCGCGTCCGCCGTCTGACGCCGAATCAGAACAGCAATAAAGTCGCCGACATTATGCGAATCGCCGGCTACACCGAAGTCATCGACGCCAAGCTGCGCTACCCGAACACCGCGCTGCTCTACATCGAATTCGACGCCGAGCAGTTCACCAACATCCCGGCCGTTACCGTGAAGTGCAAGGCACGGCGCTGGATGGTGCCGAGCAACTACGACCCGATCCTGCGCACCTATACCGGGACGTGGGACGGCTCGATGAAATCGGCCTGGACCAATAACCCCGCGTGGATCACCTACGGCATTTGCACCGAAGAACGCTTCGGCCTGGGCAAGCGCATCAAGCCGTTTATGGTGGACAAGTGGGAGCTGTATCGCATCGCCCAGTACTGCGACCAGTTGGTGCCGAACGGCTTGGGTGGGCAGGAACCGCGCTTCCTCTGCGACATGAACCTGCAGGGCAAGGCTGATGCCTGGTCGCTGCTGCGCGACATCTCGGCGATTTATCGGGGCATGACTTATTGGGCGCAGGGTCAACTGGTGATGCAGGCGGACATGCCGCGCGCGCAGGACTTCGACTACGTCTTCACCCGTGCCAACGTCATCGACGGCAAGTTCTCCTATGGCAGCGCGTCGGCGAAGACCCGTTACACCCGGGCGCTGGTCAGCTACGACAACCCGGCGAACAACTACGACACCGATGTCATTCCGTTTGCCGACTTGGATCTGCAGCGCCGCTATGGCGATCGCCCGACCGAGTTAAGCGCCATTGGCTGCACCCGCGCATCCGAGGCTCAGCGCCGTGGCAAGTGGGCAATCCTCAGCAACAACCAAGACCGCACTGTGTCGTTCAAAACCGGCATGGAGGGCGTAATTCCGCTGCCGGGGCACATCATCCCTGTGGCGGATTCGCTGCTGGCTGGCCGTGAAGTCGGCGGCCGGATCTCGGCGGTGGCGGGGCGGATGATCACGCTCGATCGCGATACCCAGGCCAAGGCCGGTGATCGGCTGATCATCAATCTACCCGGCGGCCGCGCTGAAGGTCGCACCGTGCAAAGCGTCAACGACCGCACCGTGACAGTCACGGTCGCCTACAGCGAACCGCCGGTGGCTCAGTTGCAATGGGCGCTCGACGCCGATGACCTGGCTATCCCGCTGTACCGCGTGCTGCGCACCAAACGCACCACCGAAGGCGACTACGAAATCAGCGCGCTGCAGTTCGAGCCGAGCAAGTTCGCATTCATCGACACCGGCGCACGCCTGGAAGAACGCCCGATCAGTGTGATCCCGATCACCGTCGTACCGGCGCCCGCGAGTGTTTCGCTTTCGTCGACTTCATCGGTGGTGCAGGGTCTGGCCGTGGCCACCATGACCATCAGTTGGCCTGCGGTGGATGGCGCGGTCGGCTATGACGTGGAATGGCGCAAAGACAGCGGCAACTGGATAAAGCTGCAGCGCACCGGTATGACCAACGTGGACGTGGTCGGCATCTACGCCGGCGCCTATGTGGCCCGGGTGCGCGCGGTCAGCGCGTTCGATATCACGTCGCCATGGCGCAACTCGATCCTGACCAACCTTAGCGGGAAGCAGGGATTACCACCGGCGCTGGCGTTCCTGACCGCGACGCCGCTGCTGTTCGGCATTTACCTAAAGTGGGGTTTCCCTGCTGGCGCTGAGGACAGCCAACGCACGGAGATCTGGTATGGCCCGACGACCGAGTTGGGTGCCGCGACCAAGCTGACCGACTTGGCTTACCCACAGAGTGATTTCTCTATGCTCGGCCTTGCTGCCGGCGTGACCTTCTATTTCTGGGGGCGCATCGTCGACAAGATCGGAAACATCGGGCCGTGGTATCCGATAGGGCTTGGCGTGCAGGGCCAGTCTAGTTCGAATGCTGGCGACATTCTGGAAATGATCGCCGGTCAGATCGGCCGGACAGAGTTGGGAGAGGAAATTCTCAGTGAGATAGACAAGATCCCAGGGCTTCAAGATCAGATCGATAATATTGCCGACGCGCTTGAGTACGATCCGGAGCTTACCTATATCAAGGGCGACACAGTTCGAGTTGGTCGACGCCTCTATCAGGCTGAGCAAGCAGTACCGCTTAATACACCGCCGCCGAATCCGATCTATTGGGTCGATATCGGTCAGGTACTTGAGGAAGCCAATGCACTTGCTGCTCAGGTCTCCCAGAACACACTGGAGATTGAGCAACAAGGGGAGCAACTGACTGCGCAGGCCAGCAAGCTTGATGGCGTTTACGTGCAGGTCAATCCCGCCCTTGCCGGAGATACAACCGGCTTCGCTGGATCTAATCAGGTCTATGTTGGGGTTTGGTCGGAGCAGTCCGCTCGCCTTGAGGATGGCATCGCAACTGCGAAGAGTATCGAGACCGTCACTGCTGAAGTGAACAAGAGCAATGCTGCCGTTCAAACGGTTAGCCAGGCAGTGGCCACGCTGGATGGCAAGGCCTCAACGATGTGGTCGGTGAAAATGCAGGTCACCGCCAGCGGGCAATACGTCGCCGCCGGTATAGGCCTTGGTATTGAAAACACCGGAGCCGGACTGCAGAGCCAGTTTCTGGTGAGCGCTGATCGGTTTGCCATCGTCAACACCATTGCTGGCGGGGCGATCGCTGTGCCCTTTGCGGTGCAGGGGGGCCAAACCTTCCTCAATTCAGCATTCATCCTCGACGGCACGATCACCAACGCCAAGATCGGCAGCTACATCAGCTCCACCAACTACATCGCCGGCCAGCAAGGCTGGATTCTGAACAAAGACGGCACGCTTGAAATCAACGGCATCGTTCCTGGTCAAGGGCGCTTAGTGATCAATTCGCTGAACGTCTCGGTCTACGACGCCAATAACGTGCTGCGCGTCCGTCTCGGCTATCTGGGGTGATAAATGGCTCAATTTGGCCTACGCGTCTTTGACGAGAGCGGTCAGCTCGCCATGGACACCAACAGCTTTACCTACCAAGTGATCTGGCAGGGCGTGATCGATTTCAGCGGTTCCACGCCCAGCTACACGCTGAATATCCCGGGTTTCAATCCGGCTAACTGCGTCTTCATGATCATTCCGACGAGGGCACAGGACGTTCAGTCATCCGAGAACGACGGCCTTGGCAACTCAAAGTCCTATCCGTACGTCACCACTTCAGCGGGGCAGGTTGTGGTGCGTCCGAAGAATCCATCGGCCAGCGCATCGACTATTCAGTCAAGGATAGTCGCCAAGGCGTACGCGATCAGGTACTCGACATGAGCTATGGATTTCAGAGCATCAACGACAATTCATATGTCCAGATCGACTCCGAAGCGCCGAGGCTCTGTGTTCTTACCAAAGGATCATATTCCGGCAGCACCAACGTAACGGGGACTTTTGCGCGAGCCGTCACAAGCCAGGATCCCCCGCTGGTGTTCATTCGTCCCAATCAGACCGGCTCGATTCAGGTGCCTATCTCCGTTTGGTTCACTGGTGGCCCGGGAAACTGGACCGGGTTTTCCATGAAAGCCTCGGTTGTCGACGCAACGTTGAGCGGTCTCTATTTCGTTGCCGCCTGGGCATCAATGGGGACTGCTGCATACGGCATGCGCCTTTGGGATCAGAGCGGCACGCTTGTCTATGACAGCGGCGCCCCAGCGGTTGTAGTGACCTTCGCCGCCGGGAACTGGACGTATCTCGGAAGCGAGGTGCTTACGGTTGGCCGTCGTTACATCTGGGGGATAAACAAAGCTCTCGGCGCTGGCGAATATGTATCACTGAATCCATTTGCGATGAACTGCCACAACGACTCAACCGGCGGCGGTTGCGCTCTGGGCGTCGATTACAGCGGTGGTCGAATCATGATGTACAGCCTTGCAAGCACTGCTTGGACTGACCAAGGCCACAGGCCGTTTCTTTGCGCCAAATTGCTGGCCTGACCTACCAACGACTTAAAGGACAAATTATGGCAAAGCAGACGATTAATCTCGGCACTGCGCCTACAGGCGTGGGCGGCGATACACCTCGGAGTGCGTTCACTAAAACACAGAGCAATTTCGACGAAATTTATGCAGCGCTTGGCGCCAGTGGTAGCCCGCTCGCGCTTCCGGCAGCACTCCCGATTGCGCAAGGCGGGACCGGCGGAACAACGCAGTCGACAGCCCGAGCCGCATTGGGAATAAAGTCCGGCGACGTTCGATGGAAATCGAATACCAGCAACGTAACTATTCCGAACGGTACCTACACCACAATAAACTGGACCAACGACGTCTACGGTGTCGGGGGAATTCACAGTCAGACTTCAAACTCAGATGCGTTCGTTTTGCCAGTAGGAATTTTCTTGGTGTCGGCGACGCTGACTTACGACTACGCCGCAAATGGTCGACGTGGTCTGCGCTTCACACTGGGTAACGCCGCTTTTGCTGGATGCTTCCTGCTTTCACCGGTGACACCTTCGGGTTCAACCGTGTTGACGCTCACGATTATTATCAGGGTAACCGCCGCAGGTACGATTCTGAGGGTTCAGGGTTTTCAAGACAGTGGCGCCGATCTAAACGCGGCGTTGAGTGGCGGCAGCAACCTCGAAATCTTTCAGCTTGGAGATGCCTGATGGCGACCATTGTCGTTCCACCCAACTATGACCTGGTCAAAATCGCCACTTCGGCGGGCCAGCCAGACCCTGAAATGCGCTCCTATCACGATGGCGTACTCGAGGTTCTGGGGGTTACCCAGAAGAAACTGACCGCAGCTTTGGCGAATTACAGCTACTCCGATACCGAGGTCGAGGTTACCGCCCTGAACGCGATATCCAAACGCGATCAGCTGTTGGAGTCAGCAGATAAGGCGACGGCCGGAATGTCTGACGCGTTCATCGCCGGCCTGTTGGACGAAGCTGACACCCAGCGGTTCAAGAGCTTCGCCGCTTATAAGCTGGCGCTGAGGAACATCAGTGCGCAGGACGGGTACCCGACAGCAATCGATTGGCCCCTCAATCCCGCCTGATCAAGCCAAACACCGCAACCCGCCATCGAGCGGGTATTTTTTTGCCTGGAGAAAATTATGAGCGCCACTGAAAAAGATCGCGATGTCCTCGCCCGCACCATCTGGGGTGAGGCGCGCGGTGAGGGCACGGCCGGCCAGATCGCCGTCGCCTGGACGATCCGCAACCGCGTGTTTGATGGTAAGGATAAGTCGTGGTGGGGGGAGGGGTACGCAGGGGTGTGCCAGAAACCCTATCAGTTCAGCTGCTGGAACAAGACCGACCCGAACTATCAGTTCCTGATCGGCGTGAAGCAGATCCCGTTCCGCGAGCTGGCGCA